CAGTAGTAGAAGTTAAGGCTGAACCAGAAGTTTTTGAAGTATATGCCATTGGCGTATGCCCTAATCCAATGTGGCTAAGGGGAATGACTCGTGACACAATGAAGTGTAACATCCAAGTTCCCAAGGCTAGTATGCGAGATGGATTAGTTGGCAAATGGATGAAAGCGACAAAGATTGACGGCGGGGAAGAAAACCATTACAAGTTCCTTGCATGAGCGATGAATTAACAGATCGAGACATAGCTTTGACCTATGTTCAAAGTGAACCGAGTATTGGAGTCCTGCAAGATGCTTATGATAAAGCAAAGCTAGATCAAGAGGAATATATCGAATCGTGCGAACGAGCCTACAATGATCGCCGTAATATGTGGCCTGGCAAGACCAGCGATATGCGGAAGAAAGGGGCTAATGCTTTCCCTTGGGATGGTGCTTCCGATATGGAGGTTAATACGATTGGTGAAAGAATTGATACCTATGTTGCGTTGCTTACCCAAGCACTTGACCGTAGCCACATCAAAGCGTTCCCAACGAACCATACTTCGATGTCTAAGGCTTCGGTTGTTTCGATGTTCTTGAAGTGGATGCGTAAAAGCTATATCCCAGACTTTAAGAAGCAGATGGAACTGGGTGCTAACCACCTTCTTGAGAAGGGCATTATGGTTTCATACGTTGGTTGGAAGCGTGAGAAACGCACGTTTAAACAAGTAGTTACCCTGCAAGAGATTGAGGCAGCAATGCCAGAACTTGTAGAGATTCTACTTGGTGACAACATTGCAGAGGCAGAAGCATTTGTTGCAAATGCCTATCCTGACATGAGCAAGAAGCGTGTTAAGAAAGCGGTATCAGAACTACGCATGATGGGCATAACGGAAGTAAGTATTCCGAGGATGAGCGTTGATTGTCCTATTGTTCAAAGCTGTGAGCCTGATGGTGAGGTTATCTTCCCGTCCTACGTTACAGACCCACAACGCGCTCCATACGTATTCTGGCGCACGTTCTACACCCCACAAGAGCTTGAGAAGAAAGTTGCCACAGAAGGTTGGGATGCCGAGTGGGTTGACGAAGCCATTGAAAGACTTAAAGGAAGTGATTCGCTTGATAACCAGACGGCAAGTGAACGCTCGCAACGCCGTGACTTAGGTGATGACCAAGACTTGATTATGGTTGTCTATGCCTATCAGCGTTTGATTGACGAGGAAGATGGTAGCGAAGGTATTTACTGTACCGTGTTCCATCCAGATACCGATGGCTATGCAAAGCACGAACTGCTTAACGGCTACGATGACTACCCGTTTATCGTTACCCGCCTAAATGACAACCAGAAGCGGATGTATGAAACTACTTCGTTTGCTGACATTCTACGAGGCCCGCAATGGCAGATAAAAACAGAGCGTGATAGCCGTATCGACAGAACAAGCATGGCTACCTTGCCACCATTGTTCCACCCAGCAGGGCAACCGCCTAAAGAGTGGGGGCCTGGCAGACGCTTACCTTATCGCCGTTTAGGTGAAATCGCTTACGGGCCTATTCCACCGTTCGATCCTGGCAGTGAGCGTATCGAAGCACAAATGATTTCCCAAGCCGACAAAGCAGTTGGGCTTGATCTTGAGAACCCGCTTTCGGCACTTCGCCAGCAGTTCGTGGTGAACAAGTTCCTTGACCATGTTAAGGACATTCTTTCGCTTGCCTTCAAACTATTTCAACGCATGGGGCCAGATGAAGTGTTCTTCCAAGTTACAGGTAGCCCTGACCCACAGGTGATGGCTAAAGGTGATGCCGATGACAACTTCTCTATTATCGTATCGTTTGACACCCGCGAGACTGACCCTGAGACGGTAGAGACGCAGATGAAGAACATCGCTACCTTAATGCAGATTGACCGCAACGGGCGTATCAACGTGGATAAACTGCTTGAGCTATTGGCTGCACAGATCAATCCGTTCATTGCTGACTACGTGTTGCAACCTGCTGAAGAAGCACAAGACAAGATGCTTAAAGATGTATCGAGCGATCTTACCCAAATCTACGCAGGTATCGAAATGCCAGCTAGACCGAACGGTGCTGCCTTTGCAATGCAACTTGTCCAAGCCTATACGCAACAACCAGACGTAGCACAACGCTTGCAGAATGACGAGGCTTTCGCAGCTCGCCTTCAGAAATACGCCCAACAATATCAGTTTATGATGCAGCAAGCACAGAACGCAGTAACAGGCAGGCTTGGAACTAGCGAGGCTAACATGAGTGGTGTATCAACTCAGAACATGGAAGGTTAATCTTATGAAAAAAGAAATGATTAAACGGAAAGACGGTTCGTATTCCCAGCGTGGATTGTATGACAACATCAGAGCGGCTGCTGGTTCTGGCAAAAAACCTACCAAGGAAATGCTGAAGCAAGAGCGTAAGATCAAGCGGAAGTAACCAATGGAAAAGCGTTTTAAGAAGGTCGTAAAGAACCCTGAGACTGGACGGACTAAGACTATCCGTTACGGTTTGGCAGGGTTAGCCAGCGATGGCAAAGACCGTATTAGACCAGGCACGTCCAAAGGTGATGCTTATTGCGCTCGTAGTGCCAAGATTAAGGGTGATTGGAAAGATGACCCCAATAGCCCGAACAATTTATCCCGCCGCAAATGGAAATGTCGCGGAAGCAAATCAATGAAATAACTCTATGAAAAGTAAAAAATGCGGCTGCGGCCATGAAGGTAAAGAACACGGAAAAGGCAAAAAAGAGAAAGGCTACGTCGAGATTGAAATCAAGATGAGCCGTATGCCTAAGAAGAAAGCAAAACGTAAATAACAAACCTTACTAAAAGACTAATGATTCCACGACCTACCCTAGAACAATCGGTTCTCGCATTGAGTGACCGCGATGAATACAAAGTAATTATCCAGTATATCCGTGATGAGCGTGATCGTTTTTTCGGTGATTTACGGCAAGCAGCAACATCTGATGACGTAATGAAGATCGCTGGTTCTATTGCAACCGCAGATGAATTGCTGGGTATGCTTGACTTGAAGCGGCAATGATGTATCTTTTCCTTGCAAATAGTTAGTGTCTTTTCTGTTTGTGGTTTGTGCAAAACGCTAGAGGGGTAAAATCTTCTAGCGTTTTGTCGTTTATGCGTAGTTGATTTAAACGCTTGTTTTACATTAGTGATTCACTAATCATTAGCTATTGACTAATCATTAGTAATCTGCTTATGTTTCTGCATCGCCATCGCCAAGGCGCAAACTGGTGTAAAAAAAACATGAAAGCAAACCAAGACTCCACCGCTGGGGAGGATAATTCCAGTGTATCAGACAACCTTAGTTCAGATGCCCTAATTAGGCAGCTTATTGAGGGTAACACACAAGAAGTAGAAGCCGATACTGAAACGGAAGAAGTTTCTGAGGAAGAGCCAGAGCAAGAGCTTGAAGAAGCTAGTGAGATGGAAGAAGCCGAAGAAGCGACCGAAGATGAGGAAGAAGCCGAAACAACTGACGAAATCGACCTGCTTAACCTTGAACCTGAGCAGATCCAAGCACTAGCAAAGAAAGGCAAGAGCCGCCTTCTTGAGCGTATCGGGGAACTGACCGCACAGAAGAAAGCATTGCAAGCCCAGCTAGAGCAGAACGGATCAAAGCCGCAGGTAAAAGCTATCCCGAAAGAACAGAATCCATTTGGAGAACTTAACACCGTTGAAGAAATATCAGCAAAGTTTGAATCCTTTGAAGGGACTTTAGAGACTACGGATAGGTTGCTTGAAGAATATGAAGATTACAGCCTAGATGACATCATCGAAGTTGGCGATCAACAGTTCACCAAGAAACAAATTAAGCTGGCAAATCGCAATGCTAGGGACGCGATAGCTAAATATCTACCCGCCCAAGCAGCCCACTTGCAGAAGTTGGAAAGCTATAAAGTAGCTAACCAGCAATGGCAGGAAGCAGCGAAAGCCGAAGTGCCAGAGATCAATGACGAGGAATCGGAAATTGGCAAGGCATACAGTCAACTTGTGAACGACCCATTGGTAAAGCAGCTTAAAGAAAGCCAACCCGAACTTGGGGTTCAAATAGAATACATCCTAGCTCACGCCGCAAGGTCGAAGTTTGGAACTGCAAAAAAAGTAATGCAAGGCGCAGGCCAGAAGTTGAAGGTGAAACCACCCGCTTCCCCTGTTGGAGCTGGAGCATCACGGCAAGGGCAGGGACAAACAAGCAAATATGCTGAAGCGATGAAACGGTTCGAGCAAAGTGGTTCTGCTGAAGATTGGATTGCTGCTCAAAAATACAAATAAATTGAAATTCTAAACACCTAAAATTATGGCTATCTCCACTACATATCAACCAACCGTGCCTAGCACGAGTTCCACTGTCGGATCGAACAAAGGAAACCGCGAGGATCTTTCTTCGATGCTTACCATGCTTGAGCCTGAACAAACTCCTATCACTTCTCTTTGCTCGAAAGCAAAAGCAAGTGGCGTTCTTCACGAATGGATTGTTGACGGTCTTGACGCACCTTCCGCCAATGGTATCAACGAAACTTCCGATGTAACCGCTTTCAGCAACAAGTTTGCTAACCGCGCTCGCCTTGGTAACTACACGCAAATCTTCCGCAAGGACTACCTTGTTTCCGACCTGCAAAACGCAGTCGCAAGCGTTGGCCCAGCAGACGTTGCACAAGCAAAAGCAAAAGCCCTTCGCGAAATCAAACGCGACATCGAGTTCGCTATTGCTTCCGCAAACGACCGCCAAGCTGAAGATGGTGTGAACCCATACAAGCTCCGTGGACTTGGTGACTGGATTGACTCCGCTGGCCCTTCCGATGTGCCTGCTTCTTATCGCACCCCTGCTGGTTCGATCAAGGCTGCAACGCTCACCGAAGCTACCCTTAACGACCTTCTTGGCAGCATCTTTGCCGAGACTGGTGAGATGGGTAACTTGACGATGGTTGCCAACGTAGCACTCCGCAAAGTTATCGCTAACTTCACCCGTGCTGAAGGTGTTACCACCGCTACTGCATATAACGTCAACGAGGATGCAACTTCCCGTAAGATCACCCTTAGCGTATCGCTCTTCGATACCGACTTCGGTGTTATCAAACTGGTCAACGGCAACCCTGCTTGTATGCCAACAGCTACCACCAACATTGGTTATGTCCTTGATCCTAAGTATCTTGGCATTGGCACGTTGCTTCCACTTGAATCTGTTGCTCTTGAGAACCAAGGCGCAGGTGAGCGTGGCTTCGTTAAAACTGCACTTACGCTTGTTTGCAAATCCCCACAAGCACACGGTAAAGTCGCATACTAATTAAACCAATAACAAATAATAAATAATACTATGAGTGCATCTCAACTTGTTAATAACGAATCAGCCCTTCGCACGTATGTCTATACGGCTGACTTCGCAGAAATCGCAGCAAACGCAACCAGCGCAAACCAAGTAACCATCGGGGTTATCCCTGCTGGCGGTGCTGTTGCTTTTGCATATGCCTATGAAGAAGTCGCCCTTGCTGGTGCTTCGGACATCACGCTGGACGTTGGCACTTCTGCTGGCGACCCAGATGAGTTCATTGACGCATGGGATGCCGATGGTGGCACTCCTGTTTGCAACAGTGGTGATATTTGCGTTCAAAGCGCAGGAACCACCACCTACCTTGCAGGCTGGAAACCAGTTGGTATCTCTTCTTCCGCAACGCCTATCTTGGCTGAGTGGAACGGCACTGTTGCCAGCTTGACCGCTGGTAAAGTGGTTGTTGTTGTGGGCGTGATTGCTCCTGGCGACTTCTAAAAAACTTGGGTAGCGAGAGGTTCTATCCCTCTCGCTGCCTATACTTTTTCTACAAACCATGATCCTTCAACCTAGCGAAGAAGCAATGACACACGCTCTTATCCGTGAGATTATTACGGGTGAGCAACTGAAGAAAGACATAACCAAGCAGCGCGAAATGGAAGCTGCACGAATTGCCAAAGATTACCGTGATAGAGGTAGGCGTAAGGGTGCTAAGATGACCCACCTAGCCGAGATTCCACAACGGGAGTATCTTCAAATGGCACAAAAATATGGAGTTGAATGTTGGAATGACAGAGGCTTTATTAAAGATTTCCAAAGACTTGAGCCGACTATGGCTAGTAACAAAATCTCCACAATGCGTGAGATTTAACCATTAACACAATATGCAAACTAAGGACTATACAACCGATCTTCTGCCGTTAATCAAATCACTTTGTGGAGTTGAGTTTGCAAACCTTGAGCTTCCGAGGATTAAAGCAATGGTGAATAGCCGTGCTAAGAGAGCCTACCGTGCTAGTAACTTCTGGCCTAGGTTCTTGGTTGTTGGCGAGGAAAGGGACGTGACGAATGGCTATGTGCCTTGGACGCAGGCTGGATTGGATTCCGTGGATACGTTTGTAATTATCCATAGGTCTGCCCCATACATTGCTGACAGCGCACAGAACTTTGACTTCTATGTAGATTTTACAGGGGCAAAGATTGTTGATGGTGACTTGAATAGTGCTTCGGCATATGCCACCTACAAGAAGCAAACTACCGCCGTATATGGTGATGGGACAAGTGGAACAACTTCTGCGATTCCTGACGAGTGGTTTGAATACCTGGCTCACGGAACATATTCTGATTGGCTTAGGTCTGAGGGGCAGATGGAGAAGTCACAAATTGCTGATGCCGAGGCTATGGATAAGCTGACAGATGAGTTGATCCGTATTGACGAAATGCGCTCTAGTGCGTTAGTGTCCACCCGTATTCAGACAAACGCAAATATGCAATCACGTTGGAGTTACTAATATGAATTATTCTTTAGGAAATATGCTTGGTGGGGCAGGTGCGCTTAATGCTGATAAACTTGCTTTAAATCTCCAGTTCGCCACCGACAAGACCCTCACAGCCCGCAAAGGTCCGACACCCGTGTTCACGCGGGCATCTACGGCTACCTTTGTTGGAAGCAATGGACTGATTCAATCTGCTGCAATCAACACCGCACGCTTCGACCACGACCCGATCACCCTCGCGTGCAAGGGGCTGCTCATCGAGGAGTCTAGGACGAACCTTGCATTAAGAAGTGATGATTTAGCCAACGCAACTTGGACACAGTTACAGGCAACTATAACAGCAAATACCATTGCATCTCCAGATGGCTCAACTAATGCAGACAGGCTTGATGAAGATACATCAGCAACCACTCAACATCAGGTAATCCAGCAAGCTCCAACACTTACTGCTGGACAACCCTATACGTTTTCATAAT